CGACGGCAAACAATTTGAAACGTGGGAACAAACCATTGAACGAGTTACAGAACATCAACGATGGCTATGGGAACGTGCAGCAGGACGAGCACTAGTACCCAATGAAATAAAAGAATTAAACGATCTTAAACAATTGATGTTAGATCGTAAAGTGTTAATGGCGGGTCGCACACTATGGTTAGGTGGCACACCAGTAGCGCAAACACGTGAGGCTAGTCAATTTAACTGTAGTTTTACACAAGTAGAAACAGTATATGATGTAGTCGATGTTCTATGGTTATTGCTGCAAGGCTGTGGTGTAGGATTCAAACCGATTGTAGGTACACTAAATGGATTCTCAAAAACAATCAAGAATATTCGAGTTGTTAAAAGCCAACGAACAGCTAAAGGTGGAAATGAACAGAATGTTGAAATCTGGGACAACACCACAAAAACCTGGACAATTAAAGTTGGAGACAGTGCCGAGGCTTGGGCTAAATCTATCGGCAAGCTCCTTGCTGGCAAATACCCTGCTGATACTCTTGTGCTTGATTTTAGTGAGCTCAGACCTGCTGGTGAAAGGTTAAAAGGTTATGGATGGATTAGCAGCGGTGACAGTGCTATCTCAAAAGCTTATGTTGCAATTGCCAACATACTTAATGGTAGGGCTGAT